AGCACTCAAAAAGGCTGAAAAGGATAACGAGTTACAATTAGCAGTTGGAGCCTTTGGTGCTATTGCTAGTCTTGTTGGAGAACAAACAGCAGTTGGTAAAGCAGCAGCGATTGCAGCAACTACGATACAAACATACCAAGCAGCACAATCTGCCTATGCATCTCAGTTGATTCCTGGTGATCCAACCTCTCCTGTTAGAGCTACTATAGCAGCAGGAATCGCAGTTGCCAGTGGTATTGCGAATGTACAACAGATACTTTCTACACCTACTCCTGCAGCTGGAGGTGGTGGTGGAGGTGCTGGTGGTGGAGTACCAAGTAGACCAACAATTCCTACATTCAATCCAGAAGCAGCATTAGATGCTACAGCAGCTGGACAAGAAGGAGCAGCTACAGTTACTGCAAGCCAGCAAGGTACACAAGCACCAATTAGAGCATATGTAGTAGCAACAGAAGTTACTAGCGAACAAGAAGCAAATAAAAAGATCGAAGATCTAGCAAAATTATAATTATGAACAAGATTGTAGAATTACTCATCAACGTAGATGAACTTGAATTTGATAACATGGGTGTCGATATTATGTCTCTCGTCGACAGACCAGCAATTGGCATCAATTGGCAAGCATTTGCTGAACAACAATTCGTTGAACCAAATGCCGGAGAAAGTGAAGAAGACTTTATAGGACGTTGTATACCAGTACTCACAGAGGAAGGTTACGAGAGTGATCAAGCCGCAGCTATATGTTACAGTTACTGGGAAGGCCAAAAGCAAGAGATGTCACAGGATGAAATACGAGACGCTATTTTAGAATTGGCAGCAAGCGATGAGTTTGGAGAAGAATACGATCCAGAAACTGTAGTTATAATTGATGGTACTAAAAAAGAATTTGAAGATATTGGCGACTATCTAAAAGGAATTAGAGCTCTTGATATTCTTGGTAAAAGAGATCTAACAAAAAAGGCTGAAACAAAATACCGTTATGCTGGACCACCTGCTGAACGTAACTTTTGTAAAGCAATGCAGAGACTTCGTAAAATCTATACAAGAGAAGAGATCGATGAGATGGAAGATAGGGCTATCAATAGTCAATTTGGACATAATAAACAAGCCTATTCAATCTTTGATTTCAAGGGTGGTGTAAATTGCAAACACTATTGGGAAGAACTTGAAGTATTCAAGAACAATAATAACGAAACTGTAATGATTAGTAGAGGACCTGCAAGAGGTAGAGCTGGTCAAGATGCTAATGCTTCTAATAATTATTGGAGATACCCTGGTTCATTTGCATTTTCTGAAGACGATCAACGAATTGTAATTGGCCCTGCAATGGTACCACAAATCTTGATACCAAGACGCGATGCTATGGGTAATCTATTTCATGTATTCTTTAGTCAAGAGACTATTAGAGAAATTGCTGAGAAGTTCATGAAGGAACAGAAGCTCCACAATACAGATGTAAATCATAACGACGAAGTAGTGCAAGAGAATACACTACTTGAATCGTGGTTGGTAGAAGATCCTAAAAAAGATAAATCAAGTTTATATGGATTTGATGTACCAAAAGGCACTTGGATGACGAGCTACAAGATAAATAATTCAGAAACGTGGAAGAAGATCAAAGACGGCGAACTGAATGGTTTTAGTATTGCTGGAAACTTCCTTGAAAAAGCAATCAAGAACTAATGAACGAAATCAAAGATACTACAGCAAATATAGTAACTATAGCAGGATCAGGTGCTGCTATCATGAACTGGAATGAATGGCTAACCTTGGGTCTAATAGTCTCAGGTATTATTCTAAATATCGTGAGAATTCATGCCATTAGAAGCAAGAAGAAGGACCAGTCCGAAAACTAGATCCTTCTCTCTCCTGCATAAACCTGAAAGTTATATGCTAATCATGCAAATTTGTTTCAAACTTTTTTCGATTAGTAGCTATTTTCAATGTGGTCTACTAGATCAGCAAAGGAATAGAACTCCTCTTTTACTAACACAGCACCATCTACAACTTGACTAACTACGTAAAAGTCAGGTTGGAATGAGATACGAATACCCATACCTTCTTCTTCGTCAGATTCGATACATAGCATGTTGTTATCCAACTGCGATATGGTAACAAGTCCAACATTTTCGTCAAAATAGGTTTTGACTTGGTCGATTTGATTTTGCATTTCCATCATTTGTTTTGCCTTTATCATTATTATAGTACTAATATAAACAATTTCTACGACATAAAAAAATCTGAGAGCACTTTTTTTCAACTTTTGTCCATTTTTCAATCCCGTATATTTCTATATGTTACGTAACCTAAACAAAACTATTTCATTATGAATGTAAACGAAGCAATCACAAAGCTCAGAGTATTACTTGGAGCTGAGACTGAAGAAGTAGTGGAAATCCAAAACGACGAGCACGTAGACGAGAAAACTGAAGTCAAAATGGCTGAAGCTACTCTTGTAGACGGAACGGAAGTTTACACTGAAGGCGAGCTAGAACCAGGAGCAATCCTATTCGTTAGAGCTGGTGAAGGTGTATCTGAAGATCCATTCGCGCCGGCTGGGTTGCATGAAACTACAGAAGGTTTGCTAATTACAGTAGGTGAAAATGGTGAAATTACTTCGATCGAAGAAAAAGCTGAAGAGAATATCGAAGCTGAAGAAGAAATCAAAGAAGAAGTTGCAATGCAATTCAACGCTGATGAATTCATTACAGAGATCGCAGGTCTAATCAAACCATACACTGAAGAAATTAGCTCTCTAAAAGAAGAACTAAACACTCTAACTGAGCGTTTTGAGGCAATCGCGGATATGCCAGCTACTAAAAAGATTCGCAACAACTTCTCTGAAGAAGCAAAAGTTATCAAAGGTCGTGCAGAAGCACGTTTTGAAAAGCTTGTATCAATCAGAAAGAACAAATAACAAACTAAACTAAACAAACATCAATTATTATGGCATTTGATCTAACAGCCCTAACAGCATACACTGATGAGCTTTCATTAGACTTGATCGCAAAGGCAGTGTTGACCACAGACTTGATGAATGATATCGACGTTCGTTCTGGCCTTCAAGCAGGAACAGTTGCTATCAATCTAATGGACGGCGACCTAAACGTTGCTGATCTTGCATGTGGTTGGAACCCAAGCGGTGATGTAAACTTCTCTCAAGTTGACATCTCAATCGCAGACAAACAAGTAAAAATGGAACTTTGTCCAGAAGACCTACGCCAGTACTGGTTATCTCAGAGAATGAGCGCAGGAACTGCTAACGACTCAGTACCATTCGAAGAAACTATCGCTAGTTACTACGTAGAAAGAGTACGTAAATACAACGAAGGTTTCCTAATCAACGGAGACGGTACTGTAAACGGTATCAAAGCTCAAATTACTGCAGCAGCAGGTGCTAACGTACCAGCAGGTGCAGCAGCTTGGACAGTTTCTAACGCAATCGACCAAGCTCTTGACCTATTCGATTCTATCGACGAGGCAGTAAAAGACAGAGAAGATCTAATCATGATCGTTTCTCCAGCTAACTTCCAAACTCTACGTAGAGCATTAGTAGCTCAGAACTACTACCACTACGATCAAGGAGATGGTAGAACTCTAGATCTAATCGGAACTAACTGTAAAGTTGTAAAATCTTCAGGTCTTGTAGGATCTGATTACGTTGCAGCTGGTCCTGCTGGATTTATCGTTGCAGGAACTGGTCTAGAATCTGACTTCGAAACTATGAAATTCTTCTACGATGAAGGAGAAGACGTAGTAAAGTTCAGAGCAGCATGGAGACTTGGTATCGCAGTACATCAAGTAAACCTATTTGCTACTAACGATTTAGCATAATCATACTATAACCAAAGAGAGGATTTCGGTCCTCTCTTTATAAACTAAACAAAGAAAAGAAACTATGAGTTGTTCAAATATCTCAGCAGGATTTACCCTAGATTGTAATGATGCACAAGGTGGCGTTGATAAAGTTTTTATCGCAAACGGACCCGTTGAAGGCATCACAGAATCTTCAGGTAATGTAACTGCTATTACAGTGGGCGGATCTGCCCTAACTCCTAGTGATTTCTTTACCTTCGAAATGCCACGTCAAACTGGTTCATACACTGAAACTGTAGCAGTATCACAAGAAAATGGTACAGTAACATATGACCAAGCATTGACATTAGTATTCAACAAAATGGAAGCAGCAAAACGCAACCAATTGTTACTAATGGCAGAAGCTACTAATATGGTTGTAGTATTCAAGACTAACGATGAGACACCAAAGTATTTCTCAGTAGGTCTTGAGCGTGGAGCATACGTTTCAGCAGCAACAGTTACTAGTGGAACTGCATACGCAGATCGTCAAGGATATGAAATCACTATCAGCGGACTAGAAGCCGCACCTTCATACGAAATTACATCTTCTATTGTAGAATCGTAATTCGTATTCTATATACTTGTGGCGAAAGGAGCTCTATTGGGGCTCCTTTCTTTTGTTTACAGGTATTCTATTTTCTATATTTCCTATTGTAAAAACATAATTTTGTATGACTATTATTGTAGTAAACAACGAATCTCAATTTGATTTATCATTCAACGTTGCAAATGTTGACTGTGGATTGGGAGATGCATATAAATTTAGAATGAGAAGCCAATGGGACCAAACTGATGATACCTGGGTTGGTTCTAGTAGTGGTTATTTTACAGCGACACTATTATCTACAAATGATAGATATAGTGAATTCAGAGTAACCCTAAATCCATTCTTTCAAAATTCTGTAGAACACTATAATGGTATCTATGAATACGAGTTACTTTGTGATGACGAATCAGTATTAGATTCTGGACTAATCAAAGTGGTTACAAATCCTGGAGGAACTACTGGAGATACTGCTTTTGTGAGTAACAATGAGAATTTAGAAGCAGATACATACTTCACACCAAATTACTAATAATAAACATGAGAACAATACCAGAAGGATTATATTCGGTCAAAGGTGCTAAATTTGCAGCACTTGATCTACCTAAAATCAAAGAAGTGCGTGGTAAAGAGTGGGTATTCTACGGAGAAGACAACCTATTTCCACAAAAACTAATACAATTATATGATACTAGTGCTATGCATCACACTGCTGTACAAGCTATCAAAGATGGTATTATTGGCGAAGGAATCATCGACTACGGAGAGGAATACATAAACACTCACGGTGAAACTATTGATGACATCTTTGAAAAGATTTCACTAGATTATACATTATACAACAGTTATGCAGTGAATGTTATCTGGAACAAAGAGGGTTCACGTATCGCAGAGATCTATCATCTTCCATTTGCTAATGTGAGAAGTGGAAAGATGGATGAAGAAGACGAAATAGTAGAGTATTTCTATTCTTCAGACTGGTCAAATACGCGTAAATACAAACCAGTTCCATATAGAGCATTCGATCCAACTGATAACAAGAAAGAAAATGCTTCGCAAATCTATATTTGCAAGAACTATACACCAGGTAATGATTACTATCCATTACCAGCCTATGTTGGTGGTTTGAACGATATTGAACTTGATGGTAGAGTATCAAAATTCCATAACGCGAATATTTCAAACGGATTAGCACCATCGATGTTCGTTCAATTCCGAAACGGCATACCTAGCCCTGAAGAACGAAGAGATATTTATAGAGAGATTGAAGAGACTTTTAGTGGAGAAGAGAATGCAGGTAGATTCTTCTTGGCATTTAGTGAACCAGGAAAAGAATTACAAGTTACACCAATCGAAAACGCAAATGACGATTATTACCTACTTCTTGAAGAGCGTATCTCTAGTAGAATCTTGACAGCACACAGAATAACATCTCCGTTG